AGTTGGGTGAAATTATTGATCCGGGTACCGAACCGGATGAAACAGTATACGCCGCTACAGTTCGTGCGATGATTGACGACGCCAAGTCATTTGAAGAAAGTACCCTCGGACCGGCGCGTGAAGAAAATCTAAAATATTTCTATGGCGACACCCCTTCCCAAGAGGGTGAGGGGAAGTCTAGCGCGGTATCGACCGATTTTCGCGATACCGTGATGGCTATTCTACCTTCTCTTATCCGCATTTTTACTTCCACGGAGAGAGTTTGTAACTGTGTGCCGAACTACGAAGGCCAGGAGGAAATGGCTAAGCAGTGTACGGATTATTTGAATTACGTCGTGTGGGAAGATAACCCCGGCTTCTTGATCCTCCACGACGTTATTAAGGATGCTTTGCGCTGCAAATCGGGCGTTATGCGCTGGTGGACTGACAATAATGAAGAAGTTACTGAACAAGAGTTCAACAACGTTACCCAAGAGCAATTTCAATATCTTGCCAGCGAGAATCCAACTCTCGAAGTGCTTGATCAGCAAGTCGACCCACAAATGCCCGGCGTATTACGAAGTCTCCGGGTGCGATTCGTTAAATCCAAACCAGTGGTCAAAGTTGTGTCTGTGCCTCTGGATGAATTCCGTATCTCTCGTAAAGCCAAAGACGTAGAGAATGCCCCTCTGATTGGTCATGATCAGATTACGAACGTGTCTACGCTGGTCGAAATGGGGTATTCCCTCGAGGAAATGACCGACTATCTCAATGCGACGCCTGACAACTTCTCCACCGACCGCTTGTTCAGAAACAGCGGTCTCGACGAGGGGGACCTGACCGATGCTTGGGATGTTCGATACGGATGTTATTATATCCGCATTGACAAGGATGGGGACGGAATTGCCGAATTGCGGAAAATCACCACGATCGGTGACAACCATTATATCTTGCATGACGAAATCGTCCAGTATGCGAATTTTGCTGTATGGTGTCCTGATCCTGAGCCTCATACTCTTATCGGCGATACTCCAGCCGATCTGGTGAAGGATATCCAAGTTATCAAGACCAATATGCTTCGCGGCTCGCTGGACTCTCTTGCCCAGTCTATTTGGCCCAGGACGGTGTTCAATCAGACCGTAACCAACACCGACGATGTTCTGAATGACGAAATCGGTGCTCCTATTCGGACAACCACCGATCCGGCTGCCGCCGTAATGTCGATTACCCACCAATTCGTCGGTCAGCCTGTCTTCCAGATGTTCGAAGTAATGGAGCAGCTGCGGCAATCAAGGACTGGCATTTCGGATGCATCAAAGGGTGTCGATCCTCGTGCGCTACAGTCTACCAACGTAACCGGCATCGATGCGATCGTGCAGGGCGCACAAGAGCGCATCGAGCTATGCGCTCGCATTCTCGCCGAAACGGGAATGAAGCAGCTGTTCCAGGGGCTGCTACGCGAAGTAGTTAATAACCCCAACCCGCAGCGAACTATCCATCTGCGCGGGAAGTGGACGAACGTCAACCCCTCTACCTTCGACCCCACGATGCGCGTGTCGATCAATCCTACTCTTGGGAAGGGTTCGGATATGACGCGGCTGATGGTGCTGCAAGAAGTCAAGGCCACCCAGACGGCGATTATGCAGCAATTCGGTGTCGAGAATCCGCTTTGCGGCGTAATGGAATTTCGAAATACCCTCACCGACATTCTAGCCATAGCGAACGTGAAAAATGTGGGACGATACTACAAAGAAATTACTCCCGAAATCGTCGCTAAGATCGCGTCTACGCCCAAAGAGCCAGACGCGGCCACCCTACTCGCTCAGAGCGAAATGGAAAAGAATCGTGTCAAGATGGCGACTGAAATATCTAAGTCGAACTTCGCGGATCGCAAACTCCGCGTCGACGATGACTTCCGCCGTGATGAGATGGTTGTTAAAGGCCTTCTCGACGCTGCCAAGATCGAGGCTCAATTCGCTGCGGATGTTAATGAGGCTGAATTCGAAGCAGAGAATACACCGTCGCCTGCGATAAATCCTCCTCCGCCGCCGCTGGAAGTACCAGCAATGGCACAAAACTTGATGGGTATGACGAATGAGCCTGGACCAATCTCAGCAGAACAGCCGCCTATCCAACCTTGAGGTTGAAGAGAAGGCGGCGAACGCCCAGGCTGTATTGAATGATCCTACGTTCATTGATGCCATGGAGGATGTATATTCCAGGGCTGAGGGAATACTATTAGATGCGGAGGTAGGTAGCTTGACAGCTAGCGCGGCCCATGCTACCATGAAGGCTATCAAAGACATACGAATTCAGTTAAATCAATACATCGACGATAATAAAATGCGACAGAAGTACCACAAAGGAGCCCAATAATGGCGGACGGTATGGAACAGGCAGCTGCTGCATTCAGCGCGGTAATTGAAGCCGATCCTGGCCGAGGCGGCAAAGGAAAAGGGGATAACAGCGGTCCTCCGGAGCATGTTTTTAAGAGCGTGGGGGACTTGGAAGTAGATGAGGACAGCCCCGCCAAGGGTGGCGGCGACGATGATCCGGAGGAGGCAATCTATGGCGATAAAGATAAAGGGTCCAAGGCCGATCCAAGGAATCCTCGGAAGCCAGATGAAGAAGATAGCGAAAGCGACGATGACGAATCAGATGGGGATGACTCCAGCGGCGATGAAGATGATTCCGGAGACGAATCTGCCGATGACGCCGCTGAAACCAAGGATCTCCAAAGGAAAGTTGAGGTTACGGTAGACGGCGAGCCTGTCGAAGTAACCCTCAAGGAAGCTCTCGAAGGTTACGTTCGCACTGAGACTTTCCACCGTCGGATGAACCAGCTGGACGAGGCGAAAAAGATAGTTCGCCGCGCCGCCACCGATGCCGTTCAGAATTACGAATACTCCGTCGCCATGGCAAAGGAGATGGAAGCCTACATGGAGACGATGGTTCCCAAAGAGCCAAATTGGGACGAGGAATTTCAGAAGGACCCTGCGCGGGCGCGGGAACTTCAACGTTACCACGAGAAGGCTAACACGTTTCGGAATCAGCTGAAAGCGCAGATGGGAGAAATCTCCCAAAAACAGATGGCCTCCAATCAGGCTCAATTGGCGGCATTCGCTGAAGAAGAGAGCAGCAAATTCGAACAGATGAACCGCAAAACGTGGTCTGATCCCAAAAAGAAGTCCAAGGACCTGCATTCGATGCGCAGAACTGGCCTTGCTTCTGGGTTCAGCGAAGAGGAGTTGTCACAAGTATATGACAGCAGGATGCTCACAGTTCTACTCAAGGCATCCAAATACGATCGAATGATGGCTTCCAAGCCCAAGCCAGTCGTTCACGCGCAAGCGAAGCCGATACCTCCGGGAGCGGGAAGCGCCAAACAGCGCACGGCTCAGAAGGGAGTTACTTCGGCGATGAAGAGGCTCAATCGCACCGGTAGCATCGAGGATGCTGCTGTTGTGTTCGATCAAATCATCGCAAGAGGATAACCCCACATGGCGCAGATCACTGGTGCTTATAGCACCTATCAGGCGAAAGGCAACCGAGAGGACCTTTCGAACTCTATTTACAACATCGACCCCTTCGACACACCGGTTATGTCGATGGCTCGCCGCCGGAATGCCAAAAATCGTACTTTCGATTGGCAGACTGAGAACCTCCCCGCCGTCGATCCGAACAACGCCCAGATCGAAGGCTTCGAACTTATTCGCGCCGTGGCGACACCCACGGTTCGTCTGACGAACGTCGCCCAGATTTCGAAGCGCGATGCGACTGTCACCGGTTCGCAAGAAGCTGCTGACGCCGCTGGCAAGGGCTCCGAAATGGGCCACCAGATGGCAATGGCCTCCAAGGTCCTCAAGTCGGACATGGAATCCATTATGTGTTCGCGGCAGGCTCGCGATGACGGTGCTGATCCGAATACTCCTCGCAAGACCGAAGCTATCGCTCACTGGATTGGTCGCGCGAAGGATAAGCTCGGAGCGGCTGCCGGTGCTGTTATCGGCGTAACCGCCGGTCTGCCGGTTCTGGCTACTGATGCATTTGCTGCCGTCGCGGGTGCTTCTCAGGTCGCTCTCACCGAACAGATGATCGGTGACGCGATGCAGAAGGCATATACCAACGGTGCAAGTCCCGACAATCTTATCGTTCCTCCGGGCATCAAGCGCACCGTCAGCACTTTCGAAGGCCGTAATATTTCGCAGGTGCTCGTTGGCAAGACCGAAGTGGTGGCGACGGTGGATATCATTGCCACTGATTTTGGTCGCGTTAAGGTTATGGCTTCCCGCTGGCTTCCACTGGACGTTGGCCTTCTGCTCGACGCAGACTTTCTCGCCGTGGCATTCTACCGAAATTTCCGCAGCTATCAGATCGCCAAGATCGGTGATGCGGAAACTCGTATGATTTTGGCAGAATGGGGCGTCGAAATGCGCAACCCGCTCGGTCACGTTCTGCTCAACGGCATCAAGCAGGGTGCGGTTATCACCACGCTTGTCAATCCGGCTGCTCTCGAAGCTT